ACCCCCCATACGACCAGATGACATAGATTGACCATTTACATTTACGGTACTTGCTGTCACGTTCATTGTATTCATTCCCTGAGCCATAACACCGCCCTTGGTGTTTTTCATCTTTCCACTCATTACGAACATGCCAAGTATTGGGGCAAGACTTCCAAGCATTCCAGTGCCAGATGACTTTGTCAAAAGACTAGTGAGCATTTTGAATATGTCGGTTACACCTTTTAGTACATCATTAATTACTGGTAAAATATCAAAAAAAGCTTTTTTGAGACCTATAGCCAAATCGCCGACGGCATCAATAACTTGGGCGATTCTTTCTCCAAATTCATTAATTTCGTTTTGATTTTCGAGAATGCCTTCTTTAAAGGCATCTAAGTTTCTTATTCCGTTGTCTTTAATTGCTGTCCATATTGGTTTAAAAGCTCTTTCTATTGCTTGTGCAGGTTCAATATATTTTCTCAGTGATTCTCTGAACAGCCCAAATGTTCGAAGCATGTTATTCCACCATTTTGCAATTCCCTTAAATTGACCTTCCGAGCGCGGCAACCATTTTTGAGTTAGGTCAACAAAAAAAGTACTTACTTTGTCAACAGCATTAACTAGGCCGTCCATAAATCGTCCACTACCAAAATCTGCGGTTATTCCCATGAGTCGTCTAATATCTCTCTGGATAATTCGAAATATTTTTTGAAAAGCCTCTTTGGCTGGTTCAAGAAACATTAAACCAAAATCAGCAAATTCACCTTTGATGAGTGCCATAAATTTTTTAATGGACCCCATAAGAGTATTGTTTGTAGTGTCGAACTGGCCTTCAACTCCACCTAATTTTGCTAACTCACCGGACGAAATTAATTTCTTTAATTGCTCTTTTGTTTTTACGTTTGCTTTTGTTAAAGCTTTTTCTGCTTCTGGACCAAGTTGCTTTATAAGACTAATTGTTGCAGCAAGACTTTTTTTGTCCTTGCCCGTACCTGCACCGGTTATCGCTTCAATAACCGCTCCAACTTTTTCTGCTGCTTTAGCTGGGTCCTGTGCTGCGGAACCAAAATCCATCAAACTCTTAAATAATTTATTGCTCGCGTTAATTTGCGGAGTTGACATTGTTTTGGACATAACCGCATAGGCTTTGTTGAGCGCTTCGGTTCCAAGTCCTGCTAAATCTTGGTCCATCTGTAATCCACGCATAGCTACACGTACTTGATTTATGCCAGCCCCAAATTCCTTTGCACCCTTGCCCCTAAATGCATACATTGCCGCTTGTTGTTCGCGCATTGCAGCGGCGCCAGTAGCTAAAGTTACCGTTAATGCAGCGACACCTTGTGCCGCCATTTTCATAGCGCCGTGATACCCCTTGGCTAGGAAATTACCAATACCGAACAAAGCATGAATTCCAAGCATTGTTACTGAAAGTATTGCCATTTCTGCCACAACACCCTTGATGGCCATGCCTAAAAATTTACGCAAACCTTTTCCGAACATTTGCGTTGCTCGGTCTATCGAGTCAAAGTGTCTTTTGAAATTAACCGCTGTTTTTTTTAGACTTCTAGCAGCATCTCTACCATAGTCATCTATTTCTTTTTTGCCACTAGAACGTCCAGCCTCACGCTTTAGGCGTTTTGTTAGCTGTGTAGCTTTTTCGATAGCCGTCGTGTTGGCATCGACGTCTATCTTTATAGTTATTTTTTCGTCGGCCATTTATCCCACCCATGAATTTTGGTTCACGTGAGTGTAAGTGACGTCAAGCTATGTGGATGCCCACTAAGTCTTCGATTTACGTTCTTGCTCTTCGCGGTCGTTAGATATAACTTTACCACATGCCATACGTATCAACCATTCATCCTGGTCCGAATCTAATAGCTTTATGGGGTCCGCCCCGAAGAGTTCTCCGAGTCGGGCTGCAGACACTATCTGCGGGTCTGCGACTAGCTCGTCGAAGACCCCTTCATAGGGTCCACGGCATCAACCGTGTCTGAGTAACCAGATGCATCGAGAATTGCTAATGCTGCAGCTTCGATGTGTGGGTCTACACCAAAAAAGGCTTTAACACAGTCTGGAAGCGGCCTTGTTGTTTCGGTCATTGCCAAAACCAAAGGCGACGCAAATGTAAGTTCATTGCCGTCTTCGTCAAGAACTTCTTCTCCGTCGATTTCCAAACCAACAGTTGTGTGTGCGATAACTGAGCATGCAAATTTTGTTGCATCAAGACCATTTCTTGTATCTTCGCCAGCATTTTTACGCCAGTTCTTCATTTGCTGTTGAGTGATGTTTGGACTAATTCGTACCTTCACACCAGGGCGCTCTGGTACTTCTAGTAAAACAACACTGCGTTCAACTTTCTTTGCAATAACTGATTTAAGTCTGGAAAGCGGAGTTTCCACATCAGTCTGCTGGGTTGAAACCTTGGCTGGCTTAACTGCCTTGGTTGTGATTGGCTGTTCTTCGGCTGAATAGAGTGAGTTGTTGTCGTTCATACTGGAAAACTAGCATAGGCCTAAAGGCCATAGCGGAACTCTTGACGATTTTGTTAAAATCGATTAATTTGACTCTACGTCCTGAATTGCGAAAGTAAGAGAGAAAGTGGCTGGGGCACCCGATGACGAATCGCCATCTGGCTCAGTCAAACCGACCAATAAGGCCTTATAGTAAACGCGGTCAGTGCCAGGGACTGCTAGGTCGCAGTCAAAGTTCTGGATTGTGACGTTGTATTCGGCTCTACCGACAAGTGCGCGGAGGGCGGCAATTTTTGCTGCAATACCAGTACCAAGCTCACTGGCGACTCGGTCTGAGTCGTAGTGGGCGGTCAAGGTGATGTCGCCAACTTCGGATGGAGCACACAAAACTGTCGGGCGAAGGCTCTTGCCCTCGTAAATCTTTTCAACAGAGGCTGTGATTTCTCCACCAGAAACCTGTGCAAAATAGAAACCAGTCCATTTTGGGTGACTTTGGTTTACAGGAACAATACTTCCAAGTATTTGTCTCTGAGAAACTTTTGTATTTGCCATGTTTTTATTCCTCCGTTAAACGACTGACGCCGTTAAGTTTGATTTGACAATATCAACTTCGATTTTGTCGCCGACAGTACTTGTTCGTACTCCAACTTTTGCTTTGATTGTTCCCTCTGCAAGTTGTGATGTCGGATTAAGTTTTGCATCACAGCGAACTGTGTAGCCAGGGTCGAGTTTTCTGCCATTGGAATCAAACGCCTCGTAAAGTGCGCCGACATCTCGCAAAGGAGCAAGAATCGAAATCAGACGTGACTCAATTGCACTGAAAATTGTGTTTCTTCCATCAATTGAGCTAAAGACCAAATCTTCAAGACTTCTTCCAGCTTCAACCACAATATGGTTGACGGTGTCTTGTGATGTGATATATCTGAAGTTTTCAATATCTGCAGAAAGCGAACGAGCGCCATAAATACGAACTGTATTTTGGATAACTCTGATTGCGTTTACTGAACCAAGGTCCAAAGCATCGCCTGTCGCTTTGTCAATATCTGCTTCAGTTCCCACGACGAATCTTGAAGCTGAAAGCAATCCAGCTGCTGGAACGTGAGAGCCTGTTTGGTTGTGGGCCAAAGCACGCTTTGCAGCCACATAGCCGTCTGGTGGAATCATTCTGCTAATTCCAGCAACGCCTGTTGGAACCTCAATCCATGGGTAATACAGAGCGCAATGCTCAGCATTCTCTCCGCCCTGAATTGACAGCGCTTTCGACAAGGCTCCAGCAGTGTTTGTTCCGAGGGCTGTGTGAAGAATAGCAATTCTGCTATTTGTGTTGGCATGTGAAATCAATGCAGCTTCAAAAGTGCCAGAAGTATTGTCTGGCGATGCAACCGCACCAGTTCCAAGAGCACCATTGAATGTGCCTAGAGCGGTGACGAATTCTGCGTCAGTTGGGGCAGAACCATCTGCTCCACCAGCAAAGACAACTTGAGCTTGAGTGCTCAAGACTGCTGAGCCATGAGGAGCTGTAACGCTTGCAGTCACATAACGAGCAGCAGTTGTGCTTGTATTAATTCTTCCTACTGCTTGGTTAACTGAGGTGCACGTTCCGGTTGAGTAAACCAAAACATTGTCCAAAAGAATTTGAATTGCAAAATTCACACCAGCACTTGGCTGTGTGACAATTGTGCTCAAACCTCCAGCGAATGAGCCTGCTGTTGCATTTGCCCATGTGCCCGAGCCATTTGCTGTCAACGTCATTGCGGCGCTTGCTGAGCCGGTATTCAAAACTTTTGTTGCAGATGTTGCGCCTGTGCCAACAACTCGTTTTACGTAGCAGCGAGTGCCGCCCTCTTCGAAAAACGTTTCAACTGTTGGATGAAGGTACGAGGTTGAAATAAACCCACCAAACATATTCTCAAATTCAGCAAGACTCTCAATCAATACTGGGGCAGCTGATGTGCCTTTTTGGGCGGTGCCGACAACGAAGAGTTGTGATGATTCGCGGACCGTTGCCGAAGACGGGCCAGTTCTGACTGCTGTTGAAATGACTACACCGGGCATAAGACCTTCCTATTGCTTGTTGGGAACTATCCCATTCATTAGTTCCAATAATACAGTTAGTAGGTCTTTTATTAATGCAACTGTTAGAAAGATTTGTTGTAAAGAGATTTTGAAAATTATTTAATTTTAAAATTCGCCTTCAAGTGAATCTAGGTCCTCGCCAGCACCAGATGGGTAGCTTCTTAAGACAATTTCATCGACCGTACCCAACGATTTACGAGAAACAATTTCATCCATTTGAATGTTGTACGCGACATATGAGCCAGCGAGCATTCTGTCACCTTTTAGGAGTGTTAAATCAGAAAATTCTTCCCTCATTGACGACTCATCAATCATGATTCTGAAAAAATCATTAGGGTCAGTTGCCTTTAAACATGGGTAGTCAAGGAGTGCTGACCGGACAACGGTGGTAAGTCTGTCCCTCATTTCCGTGCATTCCTGTGAGCCTTCAGTCCTAACCCAGACATATGTTCTCATTTGGTACTCAACCCTGTATAGAGGGTCGGCATTACCGTAGCCAATTCTTTCTAGTCTGTTTGTGGAAATCGCTATAGTGATGATTGTTGGCCAAGAATCCAACGCCAAAGGTTCGTGGGTTATAAATTCTTCCGGTGTTGGCAGGTCAGTACTTGACAGATTCCATCCGTTTCTATATTCAACCAACCTGGCTGGAATGTCGAGCGTGAGGTAGTTGTTGATGTACTGTTTAGCAAATTGAGCACCGTGCATTAGCTCCATTATTCTGGTCCAATCATTTTCTTGCTTCCGTAAGCAACATATCGCGCCATGGTTTTACCAAGGTCACGAGAAAATCCAACAGGTGTAAAAATTACTCTTCTTTTAGCCATTTTGCTTGTGCCATATTGATGAAATTTTGCATATTCGACGTCGGTGCCGAATTCGGCACGAGTGTCCGCAACTACGTTTACTCTTGAATTCTCTAGTTCCGTAACGCTCCTAAATAGTTTTCCAGTTCTCACCATGGGTGGGGCGCCGGGAACATTGGCTGCTTTCCATGACGCATACTGTGGACTTAATGGGCTCCAACCACCAGAAGGAAGTCCATTAGCTGTGAAGTTTGCGGCATAACGAGTTTCTAGTTCTCTTTTTGCCCAATAGAAAACAGGTTTCATTTTTCCTGTTCGTTTCTTCATGTCATCAAGAAGCTCTTCTACGTCTTCCGTATCTATGTCGACATGAACTACTATCCTGATGTCACCCCTAGCCATTTACGCAACCCTGACTCTGCGGTACCTCTTTACTGCGAGTAGTTCTTTTTCCATAAATCCAGTTTCCACAGGAGCAACAGAACGTGGATTTAGGTCTTTTATACCAACTACATCATCATGCATGTTTTGCATTTCCCGTGTTGCCGCCCGCAGAATCATCAATCTGAACATAGGAATTGATGTCCCATCAAAACCGGCGGTATAGCTAATTGTAACCTTGTCGTCTGGCCCGCCGTACCAGTAATCAATGCCGTATCTTCGCACCATATAGTGAGTGTTTTCAAGCAACGTTGTTTGAACATCACCATCAATTACTGACGTTGTAGCAATGTTGGCATTTGTTTTAGAAAAATTGATACTTGTCGAAGTTGAGCTGGTGACAGTGAAGTTTCCATTAAACACAGTGTTTGAAAAATCAGATGAGGTTATTTTACTTCCAACTGAAAACGGATGCATATTGTCAAAGGTTATGGTTGCTACATTATTGGTGAGGGAAGCAGAAATTGGATTATACAAAACCCCAGGTCTTCTAACCTTGACGTTACTAACAGCAATAACCGGAGTGTTTCTAAAATATAGTGTTTCTGGGGGAAGAGCGTAATCGGCGGCAGAGTTAGCTATCTGTCCGTTTTGGCCGTCTTCATATGTGTCTTGATTTGTCAAAAATGAAGACATTGGAATTCCGTGAAAGCTCGAATCAAGAACATGTTCTTCAACGAAACTTGTAGCCTCTATTGGCCTTCTAAGATAAGCCTCAAGTTCGCTTTGAAGACCTTGTAGCACATACTCTGCAGCATCAACCTGACGCAAAGTAAACTTTACGTCCATATAGGTTGTCAACTCTGGAACCGATACCAACATAGACCTATCCTTGGGGTGTTAATGTAGGTTTAATTGTACCACTAACGTAAAATCGTAATTAATTAACTACAATTTAGTTATCTTGTTCTTCTTGACGCTGCTTTTTTAGCGGCTGGCCGTTTTTTGGCGACAGCTTTTTTAGCGGCTCGTTTCTTCTTGGTTGCCTTTTTGGCCGCCCTGGCCTTCTTTGCCGCTTTGGCTCTCTTGGCTTTCTTGGCCGCCTTGACCGCGTCTTCACGCTTCTTTCTCTGAGCCAATCCTCTTGTCGCATCTCGACCTGGCTTGTTCATTGTAAAGCCACCCCTGGCGTCACGTGTTATCGCGCCAAGCTGTCTTCGGTTTGGAAGACCTTTGGCTCTGCGGGCTGCCATTATGTCTTTATCAATTGGAGGTCGCCCCCTGAACGTGACACCAGCACGTGACCTGGTTATACCAGATTGGTCATAGCCCATTTGTTTGGTGGAATATTTAGCTAATTGATTAAGTCCCTTGCGGCCACCATAGGCTTTTTTGATTACGTCATTAAGATTTTTGAGTTCTTGTTTATTCTTTTTGGTTCCGCCTCTTTTGGTTTTTACCAATTTCTCAAGTCTGGCAAGCTGGGTTCTAACTATCTCTGCGTCATCTGTAAAATCTGGTCCGTATCTTAAGCCCGGCATAACGTCCTCGTTCTTGTTTTGTACAAAATACAAAACAAGTGTATCACTCGTTTACTGGTGAGTTTGCGTAGGGCTATCTATCCGGATTAGGTGGCGATTCCACGAGGGACGCCCTGTCTACGGTTTTTGAGTCAGCTTCAATAGGGACCCAGGCTCTAGCGTATGTATGTTCCTGTATTTTTCGGCTTTTGATGATGCTCGCATCCAGAAGTAGGTCGAGTTCGTCAACCCCCATGGATAGTAAGTTCTTGAAATCCTTGATGTCATACTTCCCTGATGAATTGATTTTTCTAATTATTCTAGAAAGCGGCTTAGCTACTATTGTGCCCTTACCTCTATTTAGTTGAACATGCAGCATCATTGCATCAATTAGGTCGCAGTCATGCTCAACCACAGGGATAAGTCCTTTTGTTGCTTCTGCAATACTTTTAACATTTTTTGCTAAAAGCCAACGCTCGCTTCCGTCAATTATCTCGCCGGTCCATTTAGAGACATGGATTGGTTGAATAAACCCATGTTGCTGCAAGGATGCAGAAAGCACCATTAAGTCTGGGCGCAATATATATGTTGCTTTCCATTCAGGCACTTTTAGTGAATCGATTTGGACGTAATTAATATTCATCTGTGTTGCTCGTTTCTTGTTCTTCGATAGTTCTTACGGCGTGGGCTTTTGTTTTTGGGCCTATCGGTGTTGGTGAATTTACGTCTATGTCGTTTAACAATAAATTTCTTATTAGCCAATTTATAGGATAAGCCCTTGGGTCTGAATTATGTTTCTGTCTAAATTTAGAAACAAACACTCGCGCTTCTCTTTTGCGTCTTTCTCCAATTAGGAAGTCTTCTATGAATTCCCCGGCGCCAGAAAAACCATCATCGGAATATCTACTAATTAATTTTTCGACATCAAACTCAGGCCACCAACGTCTTTGCGCATCTATGTGTGGGAAACACTCAAAAAGCCTGTCATAGAATTCTGGCTCCGTGGCAACGACATCACCAATTCTTCTTATCGCAACACTGTGTAATGGAATCCCCACTCTTGTATTGCTTTGCGTTAAAGCTGCCAGTTCGTAGTATTCACAAAACTCTGCATCATGTTCTTCTGTGATGAATTTAAAAACATCATCAGTGTTCCAGTCATAAATGATTTTGGCAAATTTGAGTGGAATGCTTTGTTTAAGCCTGTACGGGTGATTAATGTAATTTTCGTGAAGTTTTTGCACGACGGAACGATAGCGAACCATTGATTCACTGGCCCTGACGCCAGTTATAAAAGCAACACTACCTTTTTTATTGTTCATTGTATAAACGTCAGTTGGTTCAGGCAAAGACCGAGAATGGTCTAACCCAAAATGGGTTGCGTTAATTGCCCAGGGCGGCATGTCTCTGATTAATCTGTTTTCTTTCAATCTTCTTTCGCTCCATAAAAGAGTTGTTTCCCTCCTACCAAGAACCCAGATTTCTGCTGGGTACGGTAAGCAATACCACTCCATGTCTACCCATGGATAATTCCTTACTTTTTCCACATAACTAATTGTGGTCGGTGAAACCATTTCTTCATCACGAAAAATTACCTTAACTGGACCTAAATTTCTTTCTTCATGAATTTCTTTAGCTAAATACAAAACAGCAGTGGAGTCTTTACCCCCAGAAAACTGAACGCATACCGTATCAAAAGTGTCGTATACGTGTCTTATTCTGGCGCGTGCGGCATCTACGCAAGACATATTTAAAAACATGCGCTGCCTAGTCATAGAAAATTTATTTAATTTTTTCTTTAGATTTCACAATGTTCATCAATAAAATTTAATAACTTTTGTCCAGTAGTTGAACCATCGATACTTGGGTTATTACGCAACCAAGTTATAAACCTGTACCATTTTTTTTGCTGGTCTGAATTGTCAAACACTAAAGGAACTTGTACCGCAGCACTTGGAGCAGCCCCAGGCATAGCCACAGTAGAGCCACGAATTGCGATGTCTTCGTGATTCATTTGATTGTCGGCAACTATCCTCATTTCACCGTCTTCCGTTTTTTGAACCAAATTATCGATTTCTCGTGCAGTTTCTTGTTGCGCAGCAGTAAATTCTTTTTTTGTTTCTATGTTTTCGTTTTCTATTTTTGCCAAAACTGCATCGCTTTCGTAGGATGCAATTTCAAACTCATCCCAACCCATATCTTCAAGAAGTTCTGGATAGAAATCAGATATTGACACAATCATGTCTAAAAGCAATTCTGGTTCTGTGTAGCCAAGTTCCATAGTTCTGTTATCAGCCAGCGCATAGGCAATAGCACGCTTGTCATCAGCGTCTAAAAAAACTACGGCGATTTTGTCCCACCCTAAAGCTTTTGCTGCTTCTAATTGGTGGTTACCAGCAATAACTGTAGATGTGCCGTCTTCATTCTTTTTGGCAACAATGGGTTTTATTTGCCCAAACTCTGAGTAAGAGGAAATAATTGCATCGACATTTCCGACACGAGGGTTATTTTCTAGGGGACTAAGACTTTCAATTGGGACCGCAAGGGATAAAAGGGATTTATGTATGTTGGATTTCATACTTGTACACGAACATTGGCATTCAGTGTTCTCATCGCATCCATGGATGCCCTAATAGAAAGGAGTGCTTCTCTTTTTGTTTTCATCAATGCTTCGGCAATCTTGAATTCATAATTCAATTCATCCATTTTGTAGTCAGCCCAAGCTTCTCTTTCCTTGATTGAACCCTTGGCTGAAAGGTATTCTTTGGCCCAGTTTGACTTATATGAGGATTCTTTTTTTGCCGAGTCCACAGCCAAAACCTCAAAGGCCTCTGTTTCACTTTCCAGTAAATCCATAAAACGCAATAGTTCTTGTTCAATTTCTACTTGGCTAATTGGGCTATTTCTCATTTAGTCCTCTTTCTTTAGTACTCCCCAATCTACTTTCTCTAAAGCAGATAAATTGACATCCGGCCATTTATGTTCAGAAAGACCCAAATACGAAAGGCCCATTTGTTCCAATATCCACGCATCGCACTTATCGTCCGCTCCGGGATTCCCCCAGACTATTCCCGTTCGAGCGGATATGGCTGAAATTACTTCATTTTTTGAAGCGTTGCCACGCCCTGTAGCAAATTTAGCTCGACACGTAGGTGGTATTTCTATATATGGTTTATCTATTTTTTTTATCGCAACTCGAACAACCCCTCCGAGTTCGCCTATAGAAAAAGCTTGACCACTTCGTGATGCAAAGGAATAGCCTTCTATTAAAACAATATCAACATTTAAATTTAAAATAGTTTTTATTATGTTCTCAGAAATTTCAATTAGTCTCTCAACTCCAGTGAGCCTGGAAGCAATGACACCATTTACATCTCCGCAAGAATAGCCGGTAGATGTTAGGGATAAATCAAGACCCATTAAGTTAAGTTTACGCACAAAGCACATACTAGTATTTTTCGTTAAAGCAAAAACCCACCAAACATCCAGCATGCTTGGTGGGTCAATCTAAAAGTAGTGGCCAAAATTGGAGACTACTTTTCAGAATTTATTGCCGCAAAATGCTGGATTTAGGACCACCGCCTTTCTTCCTCTAAAGGTTGATGTCGGCTGGAAATTAAATCATAACATTTAATTAAAAAGAAGTTTAGTAAAGTAATTTTTTTTAAAAAATATATCTTATTACACGCAAAAGCCGAGTGGAGAACCCACTCGACCCTTGCGCCTATAACGGCCCTAAGGTATTATTAGTTTACTATTTAGACAAATACTAAAAGTGTAAAGATATTAATTTTTAATTTATAGACCAAGACCTCTTTTGGCTAAACCTAAATCAAAAGCCAATTGCGGATTATTACCAATTCTTATATGACAAGGCCTGCAAACTGCAAGCACGTTGTTTTCATCTAATATTGAACCACCTTGGGAGCGCCGAACAATTTCGTGAACGTCTCTACTGATGTGTTGATTGAATGTAGTTTTTCCGTCATGTACAGCAAATGGCTTACAGGCTTCGCAAAGAAAACGCTCTTTTAATATTTTCTCCACAAACGGGCGACGTTTTTCGTAAAGCAATTCTTTTTTAGCACTACGTTTACGTAAAGGTTTTCTTTTTTTAGGGGGTTTTGGGTTTTTCTGCAAGCCAAGACCTTTCCTATGGGGGAGTTAATTATTAAAGTGTATCAATACCGACATCATCAAATAGCCACTTATTTTCTAAAAGTGCCCATAGGGCTCGGTCTATTGTTGTGTCTTCTAGGTCAAATTCTCGAAGTAGTGACCTGTGGGCAGAAATGCCTCGCTTCAAAAAATCAACTTCTTGCCAACCATCGCTGACCACCATTTCCTTGCCCGTCTCTATCATGACGGTAACTTCGTCAAGGCGCCTATCAACATGAAATTTAAATCTTCTAATTTTCGTCAATCTCGCGGCATATGCAGATTTAGCTTCTGCTGCAAGACGTCGACCAGCAGGACCCATTAATTCATATCTGGTTTTATCAATTTCGGCATCTTCCTCGATTGATTCAATTTGGTCTTGGATGTTGTCAGAAAGAGCGACCAAGGCGGTTTGCCATCTACCCCAGTTGTCCTTATTTAGAAGCTCTTTTTTATGCAAAGGCGAAATTTTATTTTTAACGTCCTCTGCAACTATTATCGCAAACGAATCATCGTTCATCATTTTGCACCATTCCATGCTGGACATATTTTTTTATAACTACAAAAATTGCATAAATATGACTTGCGGGCTTCAAAAAATCCCGAAGCACAACTCTCATCAACCATATTTTTGCTTTCTTGTATGTATTCCACAACTCTTTGAAAATCTCTATCCGTGACTTTTTTTTCTAATTTTACTCCGTCTTTTAAATAAAGCAGTTCTATTTTGTCGACATCGCCAACCCCTAGTGACGATAGTAGTTTTGCGTAAATCAAAAGCTGTAAGAACTTTTCTTCTATATCCAATTTGGGAGTTTTACCTGTTTTATAATCACTGACAGTAAGCATTGTTGTATTTTCCGAATAGGTATATCTATCAATAAAACCACGCAACATTACGCCCGCAACTTCTCCGTTTAGCTCATACTCAATACCGACTGGAGATATTTTTTCTGGATTTTCTAGTCGCCAAAGATTTTCAACACACCACCATGCCGACCAACGAAATTGTTTAATTTCTTTTTCTGTAGAAATTACCCTTGAAGCTTCTTCGCCCCACTTGGATTCCCACATATCTTTTGCTATTGCCCTGGCTGAAGTAGTTGTTCTAAATTGAGGCTCCAATTTATAGAGCTCTTCAAGAACATCATGCACAAAATTTCCAAGAACCGCCCAATGATTTGATGGGTCTGGAATTAAATCAATTTTATTAAATTTAAATTTTTGTGGACATTGTCTGTAGGTAGCCATTGATGATGGCGACAAATAAGTTGGTGCAGTTAGATTATTCTCCATCGGTTATCGTTCCGCCACCGAACGACAAACGGGTTGCCTCAGCAATCAACCCATCAAGGGCGTCTAGAGCAATAGTTTCTTTGCGCGGTTTTGGTTGACCGCTAGATGCTTTATCCCAGTAGGCATTTAGTTCAGACTTCTTTTCTGAAGACAAACTCTTTACTATTGACATAAAATTTTCCCATTTCTGAGAAACTTCAGGGCTTACATTTTGCTGAGCGGTAATTGTTGACTTGTTTATCAAGTCAGCATCCATCGCATCTTCTATATCCATGGCGTCACTACTTCTTGCCAAATAAAGACCAACACCAAGCTGTTGAGCTGCTTTCTTTAAAGCGTCAGAAACTGCTCCCTTAAAATCGTTGCCTAAATCAATTGGCTTGCCTGTTGACTTTGCTCTCTTTACTGACTGACCACCAATGCCGTGTTTGTTGACAATTTTGCCATCACCAAAATCTATGGACAAATTAATGTGAGCAATGATTTCGTCGTTGTCATATTGGTCTCTTTCAATTGAAATTACAGTGAAAGACCAAGATTCTGGACCCAATACTTTATTGAGCCTATTAATTACTTCGCTGACAGGAAGGTATACCAAAGATATACCACTTTTAACCAAAGTTTTTTCCATCTCAACGGGGAATGGTTCGGCAAGTGCTGCCATTAGTGTTTGGTTCTTCGTCATTGATTTTCTCCCTTTCTTACTATGATTGTTGTTTTCAACTGACCAGTTTCGCAATACATATCAGGATTGATTCCGATATTTGATAGTTCTTTTACTCGCCAATACGATGGGGCGCAGTAGTCGAGAAGTTGAATGGCTATTTCTGCTGGAGTCTTGATAACTTCTCCTGTGTCAATATCAATCGACATTTTGACTAGCTTGTCAACTACCGCAGAACCCAATTTTTTATGCTCCCAGGCCTTTCTGTCATAAGAAACTTTCTTTTCAATGACAGCACCATCTCCTAAAACAATTTCTTTTTCATCGCCGATTTTCAACGCAACGAAATTTGACAAAGTGTCATAGACGGCAGCAATATCTCGCTTAGCAAGATTTAACTGCAATAAGCCCTCTGACGCATCAGTCACTGAAGCATCAGATAAAACATAAGTGTCAATTTCTTCGGATAAATTTTTAATTTGTTCGCGAAATTCAATAATTTTTAAAATGCTCATTTAGTAATGTTTCCTTTTTAAGTAATTATAAAATTAGTAAGTGATAACGCTAAACCACTATACTGATTTTTCGTCTTTGTGGCAACCCCAATCCAGCCAAATATGTAAAAGCACCTACCGCGGAGTCGACTTGGTCATCGTGGTCGCAGGCCTCAGGGAATGACGACAATTCATCAAACCAGTCAGTTAGCCACGCGCCACGCAGGACCCTGACGTTCCCATTTGCACATGCGGCGGCAAACGGCCTGGCTCTTGTAACTTTGTCCCCCGTGGCTCGCAGTGCAGAGAAATCATAACCTGGCACTACATATCTTGCATACTGGTCCACAAGGGCTTTGCCGCTAGACCCTGGTTCTTGCTCCATCCTTATGGCGACCCCATGACCGTCTTCATAGGCGGTCTGAGCTATTAGTTGTTCGACTTTTTCACCTCTAAGTCTGGCTTTCTTCACATCTAGGACATAGGCAATTCCGTTGTCAAACAGCATCAGGGTTCCGACAGTAAAGTCAGGGTTGGGGTTTGAGTGGCTTGGCTCGGTTGCAGCTAAGTCCCAGAATCTAACAGCCCTAGCTGAACTGGCAACTTCGGGGATTTCTGAGGAATCTAGAATAACAAAGGCAGTTCTGTCGAACAGCGTCCCAAGAGTTGTGCTCCACCAGTCGCCCTCTTCTAGCCGTCTTCTTTCGATTGGGTCAAGAGCCTGTAGGGCTAAACGATATGAGTCGGCATCTATGCCTGGGTTGTCTTGGAGCTTGGATGGGACAAAAATCCTATTTTCTTTCTTTCCCTCCACGATAAATCGCTGTCTAACCCAATTGGGGGCAGGGTTTGATGCCGCCCTCATTCTTAAAGGCACCTCTGAGAGGGGGCCAGAAGCAGGGCGACGTAAGCGGGAGAACAGGTATCTATAGTCGCTTTCCCTGATTTCGGTAACCTCGTCCATTCCTATAAATTGAAATTCTGAACCCTTATATCTAAGGTAGTCGTTGGTGTTATTTAGATAACCAAAAGAGATTCTCGCCCCAGATGGAAAAGTTGCTTGGAAACTATTGTTATTCCAGTGGACGTCATCATAGTTAGCCGCCCAGGATTTAAATCTATCCATCAATGCGCCCGGCAGGGATAGGTCGGCAAAAGTACGCCTAAAAAGGATTGCCGAATAACCAGGGATGTCGACATACTGAAGAGCCGACATCAACAGAGCCGAAGACTTACCCCCACCAGCAGCGCCGCCGAAGAGAGCTTCTAGTGAATTAGTTCTTAGAAATACCTTTTGATTTAACGAGGGCTCTTCTGGGCAAAACGGTGGAGATTTGGGCAGCAAGTAATTTAGTACTTCATTCCAATCAGTTGTCATTTTTCCTCAATTATCCAATTTAGTCTTACTCCAGGGCATTAATAATAGGCTAATGTAATTGATGTACCCAAATCTGTAAAGGTTTCAATGAGTTTACCACCAAAACTAAAACAAAAACTTATCGGCATAAAGTCAAAGTTAACCAGGGCTACCTTCGCCAATCTGCTTATGTTTTCATTTATACTGTTTACCAGTATTGGTGCGGCGCTTATTTTCGTTCCCGCCGGATTGATGGTGGCAGGTATCGCATGTGGCATTTTTGGTTACCTATTGGGCGCTGAGTAAAATATGGCCTGGAACTCAAGCAATAATAAATCATTGAATAACGACAAGACCAAGTCTGTTGGTCCTGGTGCCCCTATTGCATCAAACCCGACTTTTGCCGGGAAAGCTTATAAAGACGGGTGGGATATTGAGCGTGCATACAAGGAGGGGATGCAAAAAATTACATGGGTTGCGCGATGCATAGACGCAATTGCTGGAAATCAAGCTCGTTTGCCAATCATTTTAAGAAAAGATAATTCACCAACCGGCGAAATGCTTACTGGCCGTAAAGCCGAAAAAGAAAACCTACTTGAAATTCTAAACACAAAATCCAACATCGGAGAAAACGCTTTCATATTTAGGTACCGGCTTTCTTCTCAGCTCCTATTGGGGACACGCGGAGTTTTTATAGAAAAAATTCGTGGTCGTGACGGCAGCATAGTTGGCCTCAGTCTTCTGCCACCCCAATCAACAGCACCGATACCAGACCCAAAAACTTTTGTGTCTGGATACGAAGTTCAGATGCCATACGGTCAAAAAATAATAATGAAACCAGACGATGTATGTTGGATAAGAAGACCCCACCCGATAGACCCATATTTGTCACTTACCCCACTTGAATCTTGTGGTATTGCTCTAGAAATAGAGAACCTCGCAAAACTCTACAATCGAAACTATTTAATGAACGATGGTCGACCAGGTGGACTGTTGGTCCTTAAGGGTGAAATTGACGACGACGATAAGGATGAACTGAAAAGCCGTTTTAGGGGAAATATTTCAAGAACTGGATACACGTCGGTAATCTCGTCCGAAGACGGTGTTGATTATATTGACACAAGTGCCTCACCGCGAGATGCGGCATATTTGCAAATGAGGCAAATAACGAAAGAAGAAATTCTTGCTTCATTTGGTGTCCCTGAGTCGGTAATCGGCAACGCAGCTGGAAGAACTTTCTCTAACGCAAGCGAGGAAATTCGTGTTTTCTGGATGGAAACAATGATGCCTCACCTAGAACCTTTAGCTAGAGGTTTGGACGAGTTGGATGAAAAAAATTATGTTGACTTCGATTTATCAGAAGTGCCGATTCTTCAGCTTTACAAGCAAGAGCGAGAGCGATATCTTTTGCAGGAATTCCAAACTGGGCTGATTAGTAACAACGAATATCGACTTGGGTCCGGTCGCAAAGAGACCGAGAGCGATTTAGCTGACTCCCTATTAATGAATCCTAATTTGATTCCAATTTCTAACACAAAGAAGAAAATGGAAGACCAGCCAAAAGCCGATATTCCTCAGCCTGGAGCACCTGGTATGCCACCAATGCCTGGAATGCCTCCTGCTCCCGAAATGCCACCAATGCCAGGTGCACCACCAGTGCCAGGTGAGCAGCCACTTGACCCCAATACAATGGCTGGCGCTTTAGCTCAAAGCACCATACCCCCAGACGCATTGAGTGCTCCTGCGACAACCGCAGCACCTGTTCCCGAAGGTGCAGCAAGTGAATCATCATCGGCAATGATGTATAAATCCGAAGAGGACAATGTAAGTCAAACAATTTCTCGTTGGGAAGAAATTCTAGACAGAAGTCTTGAAAGAGTCTTGGAAAGACAAGAGAGAGTGGTTCTGGAAAAAGCTGGAAGCAGTAGAGCGAAGAAGGGTTTATTTACTGGCACCTTGGATATTGATTCTTTAATATCTATAGAAACATGGGACAGGCAGATGGATGATGACATTCAGCCTGTTTTGTCTGCCATCATTCAGGATTCCATGGCAATAAAATTTGGAGAAAAAGGAAAATCAAAATCTCTTAAAACCAAAAAAAATAGTCACCAATCCGATATTCGTGCACAAATTGAGTCTCAGATGAATCGAGTTAAACAAATCAATAAAGAAAATTCCAAGGCCATATATAATACAATGATTGCTTGTCTTAATATCCCTGGAGAAGAAGAACGTGCTATTGAGTTCCGAAAAGCCTTAGTTTCTCTTTACACAAATCTTATGGCAAAACAAATATTTGATGTTTCAGAAGACGAAACACGCCGCGCATGGAGTTTTGGTCAACAAATAAAATAGTTTACTAAAACTATTTGAATAATTTACTAAAACTATTCAAAATACTTGCAATACCTGCAACGACGACACTCAAATTTAACTTATTATCTAAATACCCCAAGGAGTCTCATGCCCTCGATGCAGAATGCGGAAATACAATACAAAGCCAGTGCGGGCACCTTCAACCTTGACGAGGCTCAGGGTATTGTCGAGTGTTTTGTTGCGGGTATTGGGAACAAGGACTCGGTTGGCGATGTTTGTGCGACAGGGGCTTTCACTAAAAGCCTTCTAAGAAGAAAACCGCGTGTGGTGTGGGGCCACAATTGGAATGACCCAATAGGTAAGGTTTTGGATATTTATGAGGTCCCAGCAAGCGACTCTCGTTTGCCAATGAAAATGAAAATGGCCGGTATCGGCGGTCTTTACGCAAAAGTTCAATTTAATCTTCAGTCAGAAAAGGGCCGAGAAGCCTTTGCAAATGTTGCTTTCTTTGGCGAAGAACAAGAGTGGTCAATCGGCTACAAAACACTAAGGGCTCAGTACGACCAAAACATGCAAGCCAATATTCTTCACGAAGTCGAACTTTATGAAGTAAGCCCTGTTCTCCATGGAGCCAATCAACTTACTGGAACAATTTCAGTCAAAAACGACTCTGGCAAGTCCGAAACAATTGAGCGAACGGTATTTGCTTCTGGGCCTATGCAGGAAGCCATAAATGTCAAACCTATTACGTCTCAAGAAAATAATGCGCAAGATGATTTGCTACAAAAGATATCTAGCGAATTGGAAAAAAGAACAGCATCAAAGATAAAAATTATATCCCTAGATAAAAACTCAGTTGTTTTTGATAGACAAACCAGCGACGGCCTTGTTTCTAAGTACATGTGCAAGTACCACTATGACGGCCAAGAGTTGATGTTTGGACAACCGCAAAGAATAGTTGTTCAAAAGCCAAACATTAATCCATCCATGGTTCCTTCTCAACAAGGTAAGCCAACCATGCATGGAAGAGTAACAAAACCAGTACCTGTTATGCCGATGCCTGTAGCAATTAAGCCCGGAGAAAATGGTCCTATTTCCGTTCCCTTGCCTGTTGTCGTCTACGAGGATTCTTCAAGAAATAAACCAATAACACCAAAGCCGTTAGACAACGAAGAGCAAGCTTTGGCTGATGCGCTTGTTCGCATAACTAAAAAATATGGCAAATTTAATGAAGACAAAAAAGGTGTTTATGCGGCCTACACACCGGCGGCAGATAATGAATTAATTAACATTGGTGTTAAGTGTTCTAATTGTGTTTTCTTTAAGGGTGAAGGCTCCTGCAGGATTATAGATAAGGCCGTTGAGGCTGACGGTCGCTGTAGGTTTGCAGTCATCCCGCCAGGCGTTGTTGGCGGAAGCGCTATAGATAAAAAAGAATACAATGATTTCCTGGATGAAGAAGAAGTTAAATGGGTTGAGGATATTGAAGAAAAATACCCAGGCGAATTTATTTTTGGAGTTTTAAGGAACGTAATAAAAAAACGTCGCAGAAAACGTAAAAAATATAAAGAGCTCAATGAATTTGATGCTGAAGAATATGCGATTAAAGAAAAAACTTTGGCTTCAGAAAAAGAAAAATTCTTTTACATCCCCGTTGATGTAGAAAATGCTTTTGAAGTCAAGTCCTTGCTTGACACAGTACTTGACCACCATAGGGTTGATTCGTTTGTTGATGAGTACGGAATTGTTCTGACGTCTGGATTAACAGATGAATCAGTTGATGCGATAAATATCGCAGTAAAAGGTATCGGAACAAGAATAGGAAAAAGAATCGGTAGCGGTCTAATTAATAGACCTAGAATCGGTGACAGAAAAAAAAAACTTGGTAGCGGAAGAATAGATATCCCTACTGGCGGTATGCGCGGTACAAAAAAACCAACAGGAAACCGTCGCGACGTTGATGGCGATGGCTGGGCCGACGAAGGCACTACAAACCCAGTATGGGTTGGCCAACGTTCAGGTGCAAATGTTACACCGGAACGCAAGCCAAAGAAATTATCTTCGGGCACACTTGGACGCAGAAAATTAAGTTCCGGAGCAAAAACCCAGATAGCGGAAAACGACGAAAAAATTGCTGAACTAAAAGAGGAAATAGATAGAGCATTTCGCCTAGGTAGCAGTCCGAGCGGTAGAGGTGATGCTGTTTTTCAAAACTCTCTAAGACAAAACCTCTTAGATATGTCTCAAGAACTAAGGTTACTCGAGGCGAAAAAAAAGCGTTTAGAGACTGAATCTAGACGTCCATCGAAAAAGAAAAACGTAGAAGCACCATTCCCTGAAGCAAAACCAAAGCGTGTATCAAAACAGCAACGTGATGACGAAAAAATTTATAAGCGTCGCAACGACGGAGAGTCTCTTGCCGAGGTTGCTGAAAGCCTTGGTCTTTCTCGTGAGGAAGTAAGAAAACGCGAGCAACGACACATGCGTCGTCTTCGCAAAGAAGAAGGCGAAAGACTAAGCGAAGACTCAAATCGTTCCGGCGAAAAATTGTCTTCTGGTTTGTTGCCCATTAGTGAGGCACTAAGAAGGTCAGAGCCTCCTGATTTCACCCCAGAAGATAAGCAAAAAATTATGATGCGTGTCCGAGATACACCAGAGTACCAAGACTTAAGGGAAATTCAAGAAATACTTGATGGTTATGTCGCTAGAGGTAGGACACGCGCATCTATGCCAGACCTTGACAAAAGAGAAATAGCGGCAAATAGGGCTGTCCAAGATAGGCGCGACTACATCATTGAGCAAATGATTGCTAGAGGGGAGATAACCCGACCAAAAAGAAGCGAAGACTCAAATCGTTCCGGCGAAAAATTGTCTTCTGGGAAGACACCGCCTTCACCTAGGGCTTTTGTGAATTCATCTAATTTGTCAGACGAAAAATTACAAATAACAATAAAAAACGCACCCAAAGAACGCCTCGATTTAGAGATTAACGGTAAAAAAGTTGGTCGCTTTCCCAATAATCAGTCAATAGACCGATTCGTGCAGGATGTACTGAAGGAAATAGAAAGTCGAAAACCAAGTGAAGACTCAAATCGTTCCGGCGAAAAATTGTCTTCTGGACGTAAAAAAAAAGGAAAGATAGCTAAACGCAAGCCATTCTCCCCCGAGGACCGACAAAGATTTGCTGACGGGGACAGGTTAAGAGCCAGAACAATTCCGAGCAAAAAGAAACCTGGCCCAAGTGTTGACGAATTTAGATTAAGCAGCGGATACAACGGAGGGTCGAGACCCGCCCGCCGTCTTGCTCAGCTGAATCGCCGAGAAATCGAGCAAATTTATGTTCAAGAATCTAGAGGTATGGAAGAAGCAGCCAAAGAGCTTTTACGTAATCTCAAAACTCCGTCTCTCGATGAGAGTCTTGAAAAGGGTTCAAAATTAGACACCATTCGCGGGAATCTTAAAAAAACATTTACAACTCCAGCCCTTGTTGGTTCTTTGTCGGATAATAAAAACAGAAAAAAAGACGGACCATGGTTGCTCTCATTTGAAAAATTAAGACCTCTTTTGAGAGACTCCAACGGTGAACCAATGTCTGATGAGAACATTAAAAAAATGTTCAACCTCAATGAAGACGAAATGAAAAAACTATTAGGGAAAAATGGGGCAATATCATCTGCTTCTGTTCAGTCATATTTGACTGCACATAGTCCGACTGGTGATATACCCGGTGAATCAGATGGGTTAATTAGAAAAATTTGGGGATTTGACTCAGCTCCATACTGGTACGACGGCTTGGAAGACAATAGAGCAGTAAGTCGTGAAGATTATGACTCCGCCAAAGATGAATCAACCTTTTTGGCTGCCATCTACCCACTAGATGCGCCTATAGATTTTAAAACCTCAACAGAAATGGACGAAGACGTTCTTCCTAAAAAGAGAGAAATAGTTGTTGCGGAAGATGTAAAGCGCTCAATAGAAAGCGTGAAAGGAAAAGAATCTAAAGAGGCTTATGGTCTTGACAAGTTAATTGAAAAACTTAATCTGCCAGCCGATTCAGGAAAAAATCGAGAAGAAATAGCTAAAGCTTTTGAAAAATTACTAGGAGTTCCAACAAGTGCGGAACAACTATTTACTCGGCCAAATTCATGGAGAAGAGTTGGTGTTCCAACAAATGTTGTTTTGGAATTAAAAAAACGCAAACACATCACTAGTGCTGGCGATGTTTTTGATAGTGATGAAGCCAGAAACTTTGATAAAGCAACAGAACAAAATAAATTTTTTAGCGCTCTAGACAATCTTCTGAGAGCAAACGGAATACAAATAGGAGGAGGCAAGGGCAATCTTTCGGACAGAGTTATTGGGGAAATAATGGGGGATGCGACCGGCTCCACACCTTTGGCAAAAATAGGTCGAGCATTCAAGGAAGCTGGAGAAAACAGGCCTTTCACCTACAAAGTGGGCGCTGCTGTTGTTTGGACTCCAGAAGAAATTCAAAAAACTCTTGATGGAATTAATAAGGTAACAGGAAAAGATTTTAAAGTTTCAGACCTTAAATTGAGTAGCGGTAAATTCGGCAAAGGTGAAAGAAAAATAACACCCAAACTATCTTCGGGCAGAACTGGAGCTGAATCTTTTTCAGCCAATGAATCAATTAATGAAATTGACGAAAGATTGCGTACAGCCAAAAAAAGAGGTTCAAAAGTATTTAACGAAATGCTTCGAGCAGAGAGCAAAAAACAAAGTTCTCAAAAAGTAAAATCAAATCCACTAGACAAAATGAAAGATGGGGAACGTCTTTCATCGGGCAAGCTTGATGAAGTCTATAAATCCATAACTCAAAAATTAATTAAAGCAATAGAAACTGCTGACGGGGACAAATGGGAAGCTCCCTGGTACAAGGTTGGTGCGTTTCCTAAAAATCCAACCAACAAAAACCGCCCATACTCAAACACAAACTTATTGTTCCTATTGATGGCGCAAGAAGATAAGGGATACACAAAACCATATTGGGCAACATATAAGCAATGGGAAAAATCTGGCGGTCAAGTAAGGGCTGGAGAAAAAGGAACTAAAATTCTTGTTCCAAGAGTTTATAAAGCAAAAGAAGATGCTGACGGAAACAAGAAAGAAGGCGGAGTCTTTTATTCGGTTGCAACAGTATTCAACGTTGACCAAGTAGATGGCGTGAATGTTGAAGAGATGGAAAATAAATTTCCAAAACTTTCAGAAGAACAAAGAGTTTCTCAGCTTGAAAGCGCTATCAAGGAAATAGGTGCAAAAATTACCGAAACCGCATCCGATAGAGCCTATTACAGCCCATCGAAAGACGAAATAGTTCTGCCGAACTTTGAAAATTTCAAATCTCCTTTAGATTTTTACGCAACCCAAGCTCACGAGTTGATGCACTGGACTGGACATACGTCGCGTCTAAATAGACCAAACATGAATTATTTTGGCAGTCCAGAGTACGCATACGAAGAATTAGTAGCAGAGATTGCTTCTGCTTTCTTCATGGCAGCACATGGTCTTTCTGCAGAACCACAGCCACAACATGCGATGTATCTTGCTTCATGGCTCAAGCGACTTAAGTCAGACCCTGACGCCCTACAAAAAGCAGTTTCCGATGCACAAAAAGCTGTAAATTTTGCCATCAAATTGTCTCCAAGTATGAGCAAACAAATGGCCGTATCGGAAAACGTTGATGACGTACCTGGGATAACAGTTCCCGAAGTGGGCGGCAAGCTATCGTCGGGCAAAGCTCCTGAATTACCCGCCCTTACTAGGGCGCTCAAAAACGCAGGACTCGCTGAATCAGTAACCGAAAATATGATTACTGAGGCTCTTGGTATATGGAAGGACAACCCTTCACTACATAAGCAATACATTGAACGTCTTGATGGGGATGTTAATGGTGCAGTGTTCTCCTTGTATAACGACTACCTTGAGGACATGTTCGACCGCTCCCCAGAAGGGGTTGCCAAGATAGAGCGTGAGCTTAATGAGCAGTATGAGGCGGAAAGAAGTCTTTCATCAGGTAGACCATCAAAAAGACTTTCTCGTAGAGCTAAAGACAATGAGTCATCAAAGCTTTCGTCTGGCAAACAACCATGGGATGACTCAGATGTACAAAAAAGACTAATAGACGGTGCGAGAACAAAAAAGAAAACTAAAGCTGACGGGAAAACCGAAAGCTTTATGGC